TGTGTAAATTGTGTAAAATATGAGTGATAAAAATAATTTTGGATACCTAGGGTATAATTTCCAAATAAAACTAATTAATCAACTTATTCTCGATAAAAACTTCACAACAACAATTGTGGATGTGATTGAGGCTAAGTACTTTGATAATCAATACTTTAAATTGATTATGCAAATGATAAAGGAGTATTATGAGAAATATAGTGTACCACCATCCTTTGATGCGTTAGACCAGATAGCTAGGATAGAAGTAACTTCGGAGATAGCTAGAAAGAATATCTTCGATATGTTAAAGGACATTAAGGAATGTCCTTACGAAGACCATTTATGGATTCAAGAGAAGTCGTTAAAGTTCTGTAAACAACAAGAGTTGAAAAAAGCCATAGACAAAGTTAATAAAATTTTAGATGATGGTGATTTTGAATCTTACGATAAATGTGAAGCTTATATTAGAGAAGCTATACAAGTTGGTGAAATTGATGCGACTATGTTGGATGCATTTAGTGGGTTGGATGAAGTTCTAGAGGATGACTTTAGAGAACCAGTACCAACAGGAATTACCGGGATTGATAATTTATTAGACGGTGGACTAGCTAAGGGTGAAATAGGTGTATTTTTAGCACCAACTGGGGTTGGTAAGAGTACAATATTAACTAAGGTAGCTAACACAGCCTATAATTTAGGTTATAATGTATTACACGTATTTTTCGAGGATAACCCAAAGATTATTCAAAGAAAACATATAACATGTTGGACAGGAATTTCATCTAAAGAACAATCTACTAGAAAAGACGAAGTGATGGAAAGGATTGAAAAATATCAAGGTAGGGGTAAGTTATTATTAGAGAAATTACCTTCAGACACTATGAATGTAGGTCAAATTAAGAATAAAATTAGAAAGTTAATAGCTGAAGACATTAAGATTGATTTGGTTGTATTGGATTATATTGATTGTTTACTACCCGACAGAGTATTCTCAGATGAATGGAAAGGTGAAGGTTCAGTTATGAGACAATTCGAAACTATGTGTAATGAATTAGATATTGTTGGATGGACAGCTGCACAAGGAAACAGAACGTCAATCTCATCTGATATAGTAACAACAGATATGATGGGTGGGTCAATTAAGAAGGCACAGGTAGGTCATGTTATTATATCAATAGCTAAGAGTCTACAACAGAAAGAGTTGGGGTTAGCTACAATTGCAATAACAAAATCTAGAATTGGTAAGGATGGTGTCGTTTTCGAAAACTGTAAGTTTGATAATGAGTATCTAGAGATAGATACGGACCAATCACAAACGTTGTTAGATTTAGAACAACAAAAAGAAACAAGAAATGCGGAAAGAGTCAGAAATGCATTAGACAGAAGAAATAGGCAAATAAATAATTAAAAATAAAAAACATAGAATGAAATTATCAAGTGAAATTTTATCAGAAATAACAGTTCATATGAAGTACGCAAAGTACTTAGACAAACTACAAAGAAGAGAGACCTGGACAGAGTTAGTTACAAGAAATATGAACATGCATATTAAGAAGTATCCAGATTTAGATGACCAAATCAGAGATAAGTACGAATATGTGTACAATAAGAAAGTACTACCTTCAATGAGGTCAATGCAATTCGGTGGAAAACCATGTGAGATATCTCCTAATAGGATATATAACTGTGCGTACCTACCTATAGACTCAATTGATTCGTTTAATGAAACAATGTTTTTATTGTTAGGTGGTACTGGAGTAGGGTATTCAGTACAAAAACATCATGTTGAAAAACTACCATGTATACAAAAACCATACCAAAATAGGAAGAAGAGATTTTTAATAGGGGACTCAATAGAAGGTTGGGCAGACTCTATAAAAGTACTTATGAAGTCATATATGAATGGTGGTGGTTCACGTATTGAGTTCGATTATTCGGATATTAGAGAAAAAGGAGCAAGACTAGTAACATCAGGTGGTAAAGCACCAGGACCACAACCACTAAAAGAATGCTTGGTTAGGATTGAAGGTATTTTATCGTCAAAAGATAATGGTGAACACTTAACAACATTAGAAACACATGACATTATTTGCTATATAGCTGATGCTGTATTGGCAGGTGGTATTAGAAGAGCAGCTTTAATTTCTTTATTTAGTGCAGATGACGATTCCATGATTGGTTGTAAAGCTGGTAACTGGTGGGAATTAAATCCACAAAGAGGTAGAGCTAACAACTCAGCTGTACTAATGAGACATAAGGTAACAAAAGAATTTTTTATGAATGTTTGGAAGAGAGTTGAGTTAAGTGGAGCTGGAGAACCAGGAATTTATCTTAATAACGATAAAGATTGGGGAACCAATCCATGTTGTGAAATTGCTTTAAGACCATACCAGTTTTGTAATTTATGTGAGGTTAATGTTTCGGATATTGAATCACAAGAAGACTTAAATGAAAGAGTTAAAGCAGCAGCTTTCATCGGAACACTACAAGCAGGATACACAAAATTTCATTATTTAAGAGAAGTTTGGCAAGAAACAACAGAGAAGGAGGCCCTAATTGGTGTATCAATGACCGGTATTGGTAGTGGTAAAGTTCTTAAGTACGATATGAAAAAATCAGCTTCATTAGTTAAGAGAGAGAATACTAGGGTAGCTAAATTAATAGGGATTAATCAAGCAGCAAGAACAACAACTGTAAAACCAGCTGGAACCACATCATTAACATTAGGTACATCATCTGGTATTCATGCATGGCATAATGATTATTATATTAGAAGGATTAGAGTTGGAAAGAATGAGTCAATTTACACATACCTATTAATTAATCACCCAGAGTTATTGGAGGACGATTACTTTAGGCCAGCAGATACGGCTGTGATTAGTATACCACAAAAAGCACCCGAAGGTTCAATATTAAGAACAGAGTCACCATTCCAGTTATTAGAGAGGATTAAGTTAGTTGCTAACGAATGGGTTAAGTCCGGACACAGAAGTGGTTCAAACGGACACAATGTATCCGCTACAGTATCGTTAAGAGACCATGAATGGGATGCAGCTGGAGAATGGATGTGGGAAAATAGAAAGGCTTATAATGGGTTATCAGTACTACCATTCGATGGAGGTTCGTATATCCAAGCTCCTTTTGAAGACTGCACAAAAGAAAAATATGATGAAATGATGGTATCACTACATAATATTGATTTATCACAAGTTATTGAAGCAACAGATAATACAGATTTAAGTGGTGAGTTAGCGTGTTCATCTGGTAATTGTGAGATTGACATTGATTTAGAAACATTAAAAGTAGGTGAAGAATCATAAATATAGCAAAGAAGTACTTTATCATTTTAATTGTGGTAATTGCGATAAATGGTGGACCATAGCGGACCACCATTTGTTATTTAAAGAGAACAAAATAACTTGCCCACATTGTAGTCATAAGGACAACACAACCGAGATTAAAAACAATACCCAACAAAGCAATAATTAATATATTTATAGTAAAACAATAAAATGTCTGAATTTGGAACATATGGAATTAATTTTCCACTTAGTAAGAGTAACTTAGGTTACGCTTTTGATTTAACTACTACACCAGATGAAGAGATTAAGGCTAATTTAATTCATTTATTGTTAACAAGGAAAGGTATGAGATATTATTTACCTGACTTTGGAACAAGATTATATGAATATATATTTGAACCTATGGATAATCAGACATTTGATAGTATAGAGTCTGAGATTAGGGAACAAGTTGATAAATTTATACCAAATCTAAGAATTGATAAGATAGATATCACACCACTTAATGAAGCTGAGGAAGGTCCAGGTGTGTTAGTTACAGATAATGACGATAGGGTTTATAGGGCTGCTGGTGGAGGAACTGAAGAATATACAGCTAAAATAAGAATTGATTTCACCACAACTGGAGGTGCTTTTGAGACAAGAGATTTCGTTATAATAAATTTATAGTATGGGGAATAATAAGATATCATATACAGAAAGAGATTTTGTAGGGTTAAGGACAGATTTACTTACTTATGTTAAGGAACAATATCCTGAATTAATTAAAAATGCTAATGACGCATCTATATTCTCAGTATTGTTGGATTTAAATGCTGCTATTGGTGATAATTTGAACTATCATATTGATAGAAGTCTACAGGAGACTGTTCTACAATATGCACAACAAAGAGGCTCATTATATAATATAGCTAAGACATATGGATTAAAGATACCAGGAAATAGACCATCCGTTGCAGTCGTAGACATTAGTATAACAGTACCAACATTAGGGGACAAGGAAGATACTAGGTATTTAGGTTTGCTTAGAAGAAATTCACAATTTAAGGGAGGTGGACAAGTATTTGAACTAGTTAATGATGTTGATTTCTCAACACCATTTGACTCAAAAGGGTTTCCGAATAGAACGAAAGTACCAACTTTTGATTCCAACGGTAATGTACTTAATTACACTATCACAAAAAGAGAGGTTGTTGTCAATGGGGTTACCAAAGTATTCAAGAAAGTTATTACACCTTCAGACGTTAGACCTTTTATTAAGATATTTTTACCAGAAAAGAATATTTTAGGTGTCACAGCTGTCATGCAGAAAGATGGTACAAATATACAAGCGTTACCTAAAGGAACAGACTTTATAACCTCCACAAATAAGTGGTATGAAGTTAGTGCCTTAGCACAAGACAAGGTATTTATACAAGATTTTAATAAAATATCTGACAATCCAGGTATTAAAATTGGTAAATGGATTAATACCGACCAAAGGTTCACTACCGAGTACACACCACAAGGATTTTTCCACTTAACTATGGGTGGTGGTAGTGTATCCGCGGAAGACTCGTTAGATGATTTAGCTTCAACAGGTTATAAATTAGATTTACAACAATACATGAATAATTTTTCATTAGGTAAAGCACCTAACGCTAACACTACAATATTCATACAATATAGGGTTGGTGGTGGTAAAGCCACTAATGTTGGACCAAACTCAATAACTACTGTAGGTACTATAGATTTTAATGTTAATGGACCAATCACCAATGTTAATGCTCTGGTTAGTAGTTCATTGATGATTAATAATGTTACCTCAGCAATTGGTGGAGCTAATCAACCAACAACAGAGGAAATTAGGAATTATATATCTTATAATTTTTCAGCTCAGGAACGAGCTGTTACAATTAATGATTACGTATCTAGAATACAAACGATGCCTTCAATATTCGGAGCTCCAGCTAAGGTTGGTGTTATGGAGATTGAAAATAAGGTTGTAATTAATCTACTATCGTATAATGAAGACGGCTCACTAACATCCAACGTAAGTTCAACAATGATGAATAATATAGCTGAATATCTTTCAGATTATAGGATGTTGAATGATTATATTAATGTTACTACAGCTGAGATAATTGATTTGAGTGTGGAGATTGACCTAATAGTTGACCCAGGATTTAATCAATCAGAAATTGTAACAAATGTTATTAGTAAAATAAGTGATTTTTTCTCACCAGACAATAGAGAAATGGGTCAAGACATATTTACCGGAATATTAAGTAAAGATATCACATCTGAAAATGGGGTAATCAACATTTCCGACATTAGAGTTTTTAATAATGTTGGGGGTAGGTATTCACAAAATCAGGTATCACAAGCTTATTCAGACCCTAGTACTAAACAAATTGGATTGATTGATGGGACAATATTTTCACAACCAAATCAGTCATTTCAAGTTAAATTCGACAACAAAGACATTGTTATTAGATTAAAGGCAATGGGGCAACCATCAGTTAGTTAATTAATTTACATAATTAATATCTAACCTACCTTTAATTTCATCAGACCAAATATTTATCTGTAATAGTAACGATATGCCTAAATCCTATAGAATACGAACTAAAATAAACGAAGATAGTTTTGTACGAGTAAATCTCGAACAAGATTTTGATTTATTAGAGATACTTAGCCTTAAATTGACACAATCTGAGGTCTTCTCTAGAATGTGTGCTGATTATGGTGTTGTTGTGGGTAGAGTTATGGCAAATGGTGGGTTAGGGCTTCCTAATGCAAAGGTATCGGTATTTATACCACTTACCGATGAAGATGAAAAAGATGCTGTAATTTCAGAAATGTATCCGTTTAAGGATGTTAATGACAAAAACGAAGAGGGGTATAGGTATAACTTATTACCAAAAAACAAACAACACAATAGACACACACCAACAGGAAGTATGTATTCCGCTGAGGAGACAATATCCAACCCTTTAAAACTAGAGGTGTATGAAAAATATTATAAGTATACTGTAAAAACTAACGATAACGGTGATTATATGATATGGGGTGTGCCATTAGGCACACATCAGATACACATGTCGGTTGATGTAAGTGATATTGGATGTCACTCTATGAAACCATTTGATTTTATAGCACAGGGTGTTCCGATTGAGGTATTTAAGAATGCAGCTGTATTTAACGGTTCGGAAAATTTAGACACCTTACCACAGATTGTAATACAAAATAAAACTTTGGAGGTTGTTCCTTTTTGGGGAGACGACGACTTATGTAATACAGGTATTAGCAGAACAGACTTTGACTTAAGAGACTCAAGTGTTGAATTTAAACCTAACGCTCTATTAATGGGTAGTATTATTAGTGACGATAACAATAATAATGTTGGTTGGCAGTGTAAACCATCAAAAAATATGGGTGAAGTCTGTAAGATGACTACTGGTTCTGGTAAGATAGAATCTATTAGATTTACAGTATACAAAGAAGATGATGGATGCACACCAAAATTAGAAAAATTTAATCTACATAGTATTGATGGTAGTGGTTCATTCGTAGCCAGAGTACCAATGAATTTGGACTATATTTATACCGATGAGTATGGTAACGAACAAATATCAGACACTGTAAGTATAGGGGTACCATCTAGAGGTAAATATAGATTCAGGATTTCATTTGACCAGAAGTACTCTTCTGAGACAAGAAAAGGAGAATACTTGGTACCAAATATTAGAGAATACATTAATGATGAAGCTAGGAGTTATAGTTTTTCAGAAGATTTATACGATTATCCAGAAACAATACCTGGTGACCCATCTACTATAGTTTCATCACCAGCTTTTTTAGGGCAAGATTATTTTTATGAGTTTACACCTGATAGGGTATATACGATAGGACAACACATCGACATGTACCGTAACGATTACGGGAATCTAGACTTTGCAAGTGGAGCTGTTAGTCCGTCATCCACATCACGCCCATTCTTTAGAACTATAGGTTCTGCAATAGGTAGAAATAGGTGGGAATTTATTGGTATTAAGAGTACTAATCCACCATACGAATCTGATTGTAGTGGGTCTATTAAAGAATTTCCACCTAATGACGGATTTAGAGGTGGTTCTTTTATATTTTTAATGACACAATTAAATTTATTTGTTACACAATTATCTGTATTTGGACCATTTTTATTATTAAGTATTACAGTTATTATCTCATCTTTTCAGTTTCTTCAAAATTTAGGAATGACACTTATGTCAGCGGCTGCATCCATGGCTGGAGCTTTAGGTGTTGGTTTTGGTTTCGGAGCTGTACAAACAGTACAACCAGGTGGATGGGTATCTGCGGCAGCTATAATAGCACAAGCTTTACTGGATGTGGCGTTTCAGATATTACTGGCAAATTTACTTGTCAATGCTATGGATTCACTAAAGTATAATTTAGGGTTAACCAAGTTTGATGAGTGTGAGAATTGTAATTGTGGGGAATTCTTCTCCTTAAAATTTTCATCTTTCTGGGGTGCTGCTGAAATAGATGAAAATGCTGGTAATATTGTTGTGGACGACCCCGCGTGTCAAATACCACCTCTAATAAGTGGTACCGAGATGTATTTTAGTCCAGCTCATAATGAGGAAATGGGTGACAATTCATCTAAAGGATGTTATAGTATCAGTTTTGAAGGCTCCGGTTTCAAGGGGGCATTTAACACTGCAATATGGTTAATCGCTACAACCGGAATTGCTGCTGTATTTGTACCATATGGTGTTGGTTCGTGGTTAGTCGTTGCTATCACAAAAGTCGGCATACCTGCTTTTGTTATTTGGTTTGCTGTTATAATATTAAAGCGATTAGGTAAAATATTTATGGCTTTAAATGAATGGAGGGTACGTAAAAACATATATAATGGTCTTTGTCAGGGTGTTTTTAATATGGGATTTTGGAATTCATGGATTAGAGGTACATTATACCATTTTAGATTTACTAACTTTAAGACTGAATACGATTCTGGAGGAATTATCGAAGTAGATGATTTCTATTGTAGAGATGTTGTTATAGGTCCACCAGAAATAGCCAATCAACATTATTACTATAGGTCATGCCCATATAAAGAATCTACAGGAAAATTCGACATTGGTGGTAGAGCTATGACCACATTCAATTATTTGGCTGCTGGTGGTATACCAGCCACAATTAATTATAAGTACAATAAAGGGATTAGTTATCCAACAACAATAATTGAATTAGGTACTTTTGAGGATATGACAACTAATAATAGTTGTATTGATTGTGATGCTGATGTTAGCGGTGATTTTTTAATTGACAGAATGGAGTCGTCATCTCAGAAAAGTACTAACGGAGTTTTAGACTATGCTATAAACCAGAAAATGATGCTTTACACTGTTAATGATATTATATTTACTGGAATTAATCATTGGTTTGGTGGGCAGTCACCATATAATTTATTTATATGGCCACCTATGGCACAAGGTCAGGATGGTAATGTAAGAAATGCGGGAATCAACCAACCTAGATTATTAGACGGTGACATAGCTCAATTAGTGTCGTCAAATAATGAAATCGGAACCTATAAATTTCCTAGTTTATTCTATCACCCACAAGACCCAAATTATGGTCCATTACCACCAGGAGTAGTTGACTCTAGGATTACTAAGACCAGTTTAAAGATAGCGTCTGTAGTTTCAGACAACACATTACGTAATTTAGTGGTTGGTGGACTTAATGGTTACCCTAAAACACAAGATATACCATACTATGGATGGAAAAAACCTTTAGCATCTTTTGGTAATTTTGATAATGATTGGGACCGTGCCACTGTATTAACAGCCTCAGCACAACCTGGTTCTACCATCATACCCCCATACGCACCAATTAATAATGTATCACCATATGGTGCTCTATCTGTTGGGTTCTACCATTACTATTTTGGGTTATATCAGGGTAATAACGCTTATGACCAATTTGTGAATAAATATATGCCACCAGTAGAGTAGAATATGGGTAATAGAAATAACATACAGAAAGTACTACCAACTAAAAAGTTTGTAGACGCGGTTGAACAAGACTTGTATTTCCAGGTTAATTTTGACGACACATCTAGAAATTTAATACAGGGTGATAGGTCAGTAGATATTAACTTGGATGAAAGATTTAACGAGGAAAGACAATCGTTTACCGAATATAGGGTTTATGGTAAGATAATGCCTATTTTAGATAATTGTTTTCATGGTCTGGCTATAGACACAACACCAGGAATACCAGTAAGTGGAGCATTCAGTACTCTATTGTTCCAAAACTTATATTATCTACAACCAGCATCATCTCCTTGGCCTGGATATCCACAATTTAATGAATTCGATTTTAAAAGAAATGATGTTGATGAAATCGTGTCAACAAAAACAAATTGGTCAATGTACGTTACTTACCCATCAGAATGTGAAATGAACGAAGCCATGTTTTTTCAGTTAGACGATACCGGTATGGACACTATTAACTATATAGCGTCAGATGGTATTGCTTTTTATGTCACCAATGTTACTGAAGGTGGTAGGAACCTTACCAGGTTTACATGTTCATCACCACACGGTTTAAAAAAACGAGAATTCGTTGAAATCACTATAGATGGTGGGGTTACTTACCAAACATTTCCAACATTGAATTTTGGTGATGGAACAAGGAACTCGAAAGATAATGTGTTTAATTTAAGTATTACTGTTGGAACATATGTTGCTGGTACAACAACACAGATTAATGATAATGTTATGGGAACTATGAAAAGAGTAATTAACCCAAATATATCAAATAGTAAATCTAGATATTATGTTAGACAGAATAAGGTATTAACCAAATTATCTGATTATGTGTTAGATAATTGTGGTTTTGAGGAAGGGGTATTCCCAGATGTTAAACAAGTTGACAGAATCACTCCACTAGCCCAATGTAGAATCTCAACCAGGAAGAGTTATCCAGCATATCTTTATAATTTTACTAAAGATATCGACGTTGAAAGACTTAGAGATAATTTAGGACGACCATTAACCACTTTATTTGTTTCCGTACTTTTAAAAAATGACTTAGGGTACTTTAACTACCCACCAAACAGAGGATGGGAATGGAATTTTCCATATTCTTTTATAGATTCTAGTGTTAGTGGTACATTTGTGAGAGGTACTGGTACTGACTTACAACCGGTGAGTGGTGACATTGTGGACCCTGTTCCTGGTGGTATATTAACTCGTGGTAAAGAACTTAATGTTGGTGATACGTTACGTGGTGATTTCTGTGAATATAACGAATATGAAATTACTGAAAGAGTTGTTGATGGTATAGTACATAGATTTGATTGGAATCCACAGGTGTTTAGTCATACAGGTCAAACTACTAGTGATGGGTACATTTATAAACCACACTATGACGTACCAATTAGGGTATTCTCAAACTATATAGAATATGGTGACCCACAGGAGGTTACTGATGTTCCAGAGTGGGCAGAATACTGGGAACCAACAAAAGAATGGAGATGGAGAGACCTATGGGATATTGGTTTTTTTGATGAAGGTGCTGGAGTTGACTATCCGTTTTTAAATGGTAAACAATATCCTAAGAGAATAATAAAATTTTATATACAGAGACAAAACAGGTCATTATCAGATACAACCGGTAATGATGGGTCTACTATAATTGATGAACTAATAATTGACGGTTGTGAATAAATATACCTTTAAATTAGACGGAAAAGACCTTAATCTTAGTTTGGGTTTTGGTACCACAATCGATGAGGTTGGCAGAGAAGACCTGATAAAAACGTATGAGGACGATGTGGTTAGGAAGGTAATAAACCCAACAAAAGATTATGAAATTACTAGGTATAGGCATGCACCACTGGATGATGGGAGTGATAATAGTCCAGAAATATACTATGAATTTATGTTCTACGATAGTATTCAGTCGACCTGGAATACCAACCCATCAGCTTCCGTAAGTCCACCACCACCATTTGCATATAACTTCCAAGGATACACTAATGAAGAAATAGCTGCCAACACGAGTGATTTAAATAAGAGTTTTTTTAAATTAGATTTTTATGATAAAGTAGATAAACCTAAACAGAAATTTTATATGTCTAGTTTATTTAGTCCTATTAGAGGAAATAGACTTAATTTAGACTCTATAGACTTAGACTGTGATTATGGTGGTGCTGCTAATGCTGATTGGACAACATTAGGTATGAACGAACCAGATTCTCCCATAACTAACATGTCAAATGGTTCCATTATATACGATACAACTAGAGACGTACTAATACCGACATTTACATTAGATATGGACAATAAAAGTTCGGGATATTTTTTTTACTGGTTGAAAAATAAAGAGTTGATTAATATTAAACATTTTTTCATTTCAGCAAAATTCTTTAATGCGAGGGATGGGGTAATAACTAGGTTCTTAAATCAATTACCATCTACTTTACCAGCAACAAAGATGAATAGTTTTGACCCTACAGCTTATTTATATTATAGAGTACAGATTAATCAAACTAATTACACATATAAAGTATTAGACCTAACAGGTATTAGAGTTGGAACAAGTCCAGCAACAGCAATAAAATATTGGGAGTATATTAACCCTTCATAATGGAAAGATATAACATCACAATAAACAGAAGGAAGTATCCAGGTCAAGTGGACATTGTACCACCAGAACTACCTAGAACATATAGACCATCCAATTTCTATATTTTAAGTGGTGCAAATAATTGTAACACATGTTTCTTTAAACATAACAATATGTGTAGTTACTGGAATGCTGAAGTTAGGGACAATTACATTTGTGACATATGGAGAGACCAAAATTCCTCAGAACCTTTACCAGAGGACCCACCATGTCATTTAGAACTAAGTGTTCCAGTTATGTTAACACAAGATTTTGACGATATTGGGATTTACACACCATGGGACGGACTAGCCTACCAAAGAGACGTTATAAATAATTTTGTTTATACGGGAATGAATAACAGTATAACAGTTTTCAATAGTTCAAATGTAGAATTTAAGAAATTTTTAAGTCTAGCACCATATACTATTGATTGGGGTGACGGTACTACTGGTACATTGACATCAGGTCAACTATCCCTTAATCACGTATATCTTTCACCATCTAGTGGGTATACAGTTTCTATGGAACAAATTAACCCATGGGGAACAACCTACATTAAGAAAAAGATACCAATACCATATACAATGATGCCGTCGATACCAAACCCATTCGGTTCATTTGCTATAAGTCCACCAAACATTGGAGAACCAATTGGTTGTGAATATATTACACAAGATTATATTTTCCAGGGTGATTCTGACCCAGATGTGTGGAATTTTTTCAGTTCAAATTATGTGTCTATACCTTTTGCCGTTACAGGACAATCCTATAATAGTCACCTTACTATGTTATTACAGTATGGGTCAGGATATCCAAATGTTGGTGTCCAGGTTTATATTGGAATGTCAGGAACTGGTATGATTAATACTATGACGTCAGCGTATACATCGTATACAATTAATGATATATCGTATACTGATTGGAGTGCTGGAACAACAACGTATAGTGCTATGAGTAAAGGTATTAATCCAGATAATGTTGACCATTATTGTTGTGATGACCCAGAAGAATGTAACTGCACCACACAATTCCCAACCTTAGATTGTTGGATGGTTTCACAAGGCTCATCTTGTCATACAATAGACGATTATCTACAGGGTGGTGGTCCCGCTTGCATTTGGCCAAGTGGTCCCCCACACTTCGGTGCTACTATGACCACACAAGAATGTTTAGATAGTTGTTGTAATGGTGGTACTACCGCATGGGCTGTTCTTAACCCAATATCAGGAGTGTATGAAGGTATTAATCAGCAAGGAATTTATTGTAGTGAACAAGAATGTCTACAGGCTAACGGATTAATGTCTCCTTTAGTAGGTCCATCTTCTAGTATGAGAATGGCCGCTCCAGAGAGATTATTTGAATGTGGTGGTAATATATGTACAGAATTAATGGAAAGTGCTTGGTTAGACTCAAATACTGGAGTTAACAATTATTCAGCAATGTTATTACAACCAAATATGTTCGATAACCTATCGGACTGTAATTCACATTGTGGTGGTTGTGTATCAATGAGTGCTATGAATATAACAATAACCACCGTTAATGAATGCTCATTAATAACAGTTACAAATCCTGATAACACAACATACACAATATATGATTGTGATGGTGTTGTTGAAATAAACGGGTTGGATAGTGGACAAAGTTCACAATATGAAATTACCTGTGTTACTACAGGTGAAATTAAGTTAGTTACACCAGTTAATGGTGTGTTTGGTAGTGTTGAATTTGACAATCTTTGTCCTACTAATTATAACAACATAAACGGACAACCATTTGGTTTATATATTTTTACAATATTAGACGATAAGGGTTGTAGTGTACAAGAAACGGTCTTAGTTGACGGTGATAATTAAAAACCAATAGAATATGGCAGGCGGATGTCCAGGATTACCACAAACACTAACAAGTATAGTAACATTAGGTACTTTTGATATAGCAGCGGGGTACCCAACACCAACGTTAGTAAATACTTCATCAGTTTCAAGTCTTGGTGCTATGGGAGTTTATCATAATGACGCATATGATGTTAATGGTAGTGATTTAAACTCTGCTTTAGAAGGTGGGGGAGGCTCATGTAGTTGTTGTTGTTCAGAAATGATGTCAGGACCTACATTTATGCATATGTGGAATGAGGGTCAGGATGGTCCTCAAGCGATGGAGGACGGAGCATGGGCAAGTAGGGATTATTGGCCTGGAGGTTCCAGTGGAATCTACATGAATATGATGGATGATAAAACATATCATTTTAATGTTGGTCAACGTGAACCATGTGAGGAAATACGTGGTGGTTTATATTCTTTTAGAGACTCCGATGATGTCGATTGTCATAAATACGTATATGATTGGTCTCTAGGTTCTAGTTTTCACTGGGACTACATCAGCACTCATGCTTGTGGGTATGTTCGTGGGTTCACAGAACCAGCTTTAAGATGGGCATTATTTGAAGTTACCCCAAACCAAACTTATATTAACTCTTCATATGGGCTTGGTGACTTTAAAATTGTGGCGGATGGAGGTAACCCTACTGGAGGTTTCAATTATCTTAGCCTATGTCTTCCATGTCAGGCAATTACAGACACAACATGTGGTGCTTCTTGTGCTAATGCACAACATTATGGTCACCAGATACCATCTGTTCCACCAACTGGTCCAGGATATATACAAGAACCATATGTTGGTTCTCTTTTTGAGGCTGAGAATTGTGATGTAGACCCATGTTCACCTAATGGAATGTGTTTTGGACCAGGTGGACCGGCAGGACCAGGACCTACAGCTTGTCTTAGTTCCAATTCACCTTTAGATGGTAGTGGTGATGGTGGAGCAGATGAAGATAATGTATGTTTTGATTGTAATTTAACACCAATATTCCACCCATGTTATGATGTGGGTAACCCACAAACAGCTAATAATGGTGGTGGACCTAATGGTAATACTAATTTGGCAGCGGCACCTCTTTACCAATGTAACAATATATATGTACCTGGACTTGACTCAGACGGGTTACCATTAGCTGGTTCCAGTGCTTATAATAGTACTAATGGTGGACCAGATTTATGGGCTGAACAGACGAATGTCGTACAAGATTTAGACTCATGGGATAGTTGTTGTCTGTATAGGACTATTGGGTGTGTTGATAGCAATTTTGCTAACTTTAACGCAATTGCACGTTCGAATGGTTTCGACTGTATAGGTAACCCAGACCCAAATGACGAATATACTTATTATGACCCTAACTGGTTTGGTACAGGTAATGGAGCTGTAGTGTGTCAGAATGTACCCACACTACCAACCGGTTCTAATTTCAATACAAATAACCCACCTGATGAATATACGAATCCAGCTGTTGATATAGCATGTATAGACCCATCAATGATAGGTAATAATGGTCAACCATTCCATCCATTAGGGTGGTCTAATACAAATGCGTTTTTTACTAACACCGATTGTTGTACTAATGATGGCTGTATGGATGATGGTAGTGGAGGAGCAATATGGACATCAGACCCAGGCAATACATTACCTTGGACTGGACCAGGCCCGTATTATCCAGGTTATGATGTGTTGATTGGAGTAATCCCAACACAAATACAAGTAACACAATCCCCAATAGCCGCCACAAACTTTACTTACGCGTTCACTAATGATTGTTCTGGTGTCCTTGGTGGTACCGATTTTACTTGTTGTGAATACGTCATACCGGGGTGTGGGTCGATGTCATACTTAACTGATGGAACAACAGCAGTAGGAGCAGGACCAAATCCAGATATTTTTGGTAATGGTGGTTATAATGTTTGGAATTATAACCCATATGTTACTATAGATGATGGTTCATGCTTTGAAGAACAACCAATAGGTGGATGTATTGATGATGGTGGGTTAGGTCTAAGTACTGTTTTAGTACCACCATTTTCACCAATATATCCAGGTATACCAGCAAATAACTTTAACCCAATAGCTAATATTGCTGATAATAGTTGTACTTGGGACGAAGGGTGTCCTGACCCTTACGCAAATAATTATGACCCATGTGTGATTAATCCTGTGACACCACCTTGTGGATTATCATATCCGGTTATTCCAAATCCTGCACTGTGTAACTATGATATAGCAGGCTCAGGACCCGGTTGTATGGACCCACAAGCTCTTAACTATAATCCATTATCTACTGAAGATTGTGTTGGAAACCAACCACCAACAGTTTTTTCATGTTGTGTTTATCCTGTAGAAGGATGTACTGACTATAACGCAACAAATTATGACCCATTAGCAGTTAATGACGATGGTAGTTGTGAATACGACATT